GACTTTTAGAAAACTTTCTTTAGGACTATACCCCATCGGGGTATCGAGTGTTGTATCCCCTATTGAGATTGTTCCTTCTGCCATAATCTACCTCCTAATAAGACATTTCAAAGCCTTTACGACCATACTGTCTGATAAATTCTTCAAAAGCTATTCCTACTTGCTGTTTAATTTTAGATATATCACTATCATTCCGGACTACAGGATTATTGATATTGATGGTTAAAGATTTTGCACCAGCTTGATAGGCCTTGTTCTGTTCCGGGTTCAATACTCCTTCACCTTGATGTAATAAGGCCAAGCCAGTCCGAGGTACATAACCGATTCCTGTTTGATGTGAAGGAATACTTGTTCCACCTATACCAAAACCCTCAGGGGTTGTTGGTCCAACAATTGCCCCTTCAATAACTACTTTTCCTATTCCTGCAACTGCCTTTTTAATAAAATCTATAACTTTTTTTAATCGTTCAAAACTATCGCTTATAAATTTCACAAGTTTATCAAAAACACTTTTTACGAAATCAATAACTGATTTCGTTATATCTCTTATACCTAAGAAATTAGTTGCCCAAGCAGTTGCTAAACCTGCAACAGCAATAACAACCAATCCAATCGGACTTAATAATGTGGTAATAGCTGTAGCTAAAAAACCTAAACCCATTAAAATGGGACCACCTACAGCAAGAACTAAACCTATTTTCCCCACAGTTTCAACTAATGCTGGATTGGCTTTTGCCCATTCTGCTATCTTTACAACTATATCTGATATTTTATTGACCATTTCTGTAATCATAGGTGCAAAATTTTCACCGACTGTAATAGAAAGGTTAGAAAGAGAGCTTTTTAATCCATCCATAGCAGCTTGTCCAGTTTCACTCCATTCAAGAAAGGCTTTTTTAGCACCGCCAATGCCTTCACCAACTGAAACAATAGTATCATTTAAGGTCTTAAAGCCTTCAGCACCTAAAGCAGAAAAGCCTAACATTGCTTCTTTTCTACCGAATAAATCAGCCAAAGCCTGTGCACTCCCACCAGTATACTCTTCAAGTTTCTTTAAGACCTCAACGAATCCCATTTCTTTAATAGCAAGGTCTGCTGATTCATAACCCATTTGAGCAAGGGCTTCCGTCATGGACTCAGTAGGTTTCATCATTCCAATTAAAACCGATTGAAATTGATTTGTAGCTTCTGATGTATTTCCTGCAGTTTTAGTAATAACTGCTAAAGATGCAGCCATTTTCTCTTGTTCGATATTCAAGTCAGAGGACATCTTTGCCAAGCCACCAATGACTGGGATTAATTCACCGACTGTAGTCTGGCCTTCTTTTTCTATGCTAAATAATAAATCTGCGGCTTCACTTGCACTTTTAATTGCCCCCTCATAACCAGCCATCATTTTGGTTATACCTTTAACAACTTCTGATTGCTCGACATGGGCAGCCTTTGCGGTTTCTGCTGCAGTCGTTAAAAGGTTTAATGCTTCAATAGGATCTTTTGCACCTGCTGAGATCACCTGATAATAACCTTCCATGAGTTGAGTACTATTACCTAATATCGGGTCAATACCTCTTATATTATCTTCAATTTCTTTAAAGGATTGGTCGGTGACTTTGGCCATGTCCACAAGTTTTTCTTCATAGTCAGCATAGGCCTTATAAGTTCCAATTACAGCAGTAGAAATGCCTATTCCGATAAGAGACATATTCCTACCGATAGTAGCAACTTGCTTACCAAAACTACCGATTTTAGTAGCTGTTTGATTAAGTGCATTTTGAAGATTAGTGGCATCACCTATTATCTTTACTACTAATTCGCTTGTTATATTTTGGCCTAACATTTAATCACCCCTTACCATGATTTGACATTTGTATCTTTTTTGTTATAATATAATTTTATGGAGGGTAAAATTATGAAAATTTCTAGATTGTTCATATTTCTTCTTTTTTTCCTTTTAATCTGTTCAATTTCTATCTATCCCGGTGAAAAAACTTATCAACTTAATAAAATAGGTAAGGTTATCGTTACTGATACTTTTAAATTCTCTCTTAACTCAGCCCGTTGGGATAATGGTGGTGAGTTTTTTACACCTGATGTTAATAAACAATGGCTTACTCTTGACTGTACGATTCAGAATATAAGTAAAGATACTGTAGCTTTTTCCAGCATGCTTATGCTTGCTTTATTTGATAGTAAAGGTTATTCTCAAAGCATGACACTTTTTGCCGATACCAAAGGCTCTATAGATGGTTACATTGCCTCATCCCAAATCATGCGTGGTGAAATTGCCTATGAAGTTGATGACTCTTGTTTATATTGGGAATTTGTATTCAAGCCAAGCCTATTAGATACTAAACAATATTTTTATTCTATTAAAAAAGAACAGGTTAAATAGCATCTATATTAATTCCTAAATATTTAAGGATTGCCATTTCTAATACTACTTTTCGTTTATAATGCTTTGATGCACTTTCTTTTAATTTGCCAAGCTTGGGTAATGGAATTTTTATGATTTTTTCTCTTTCCCAACCATAAGCAAAGGCAAAAAGTTCTACGATATCTTCTTCGTTTGTGTAAAATTTACGCCAATAATCCTATTGAGTTCTTTGGTTTTTTCTTCTACTTCTACCATTGGAAAAGATTTCATAAACTCTTCAAGATTCATCTTTATATCATCATTGAATAATTTAATAGCATATAAATAAATAGTAAATGTTTGTTGTAATGTTGTTAGTTTTTTACCTTGATAACTTTCATAAATTATATCTAAATCATAAGAACTTAATGCATCAATTTTATATTCCTTTTTACCTATCTTTATCGTGGTCATAATTACTCCTTTCTTTTTAGATAATTTCTTTTAATATGCAATTTCTGCATTGATCAGTGTAAACAATGCTGCATATTCTAAATCTGTATCATATTTAGCCTTTCCAGTTACCGCACAAGTTAATCTTCCCGGTCCACCGATGTTGATAGGATAAGCAGTATATTTTACTCTTGGTAAATCAATCTGTAAGGTATAAGAATGTCCGGTTTCAACTTCTACTCCTACAAATTTTACCTGGAAAGCCCGTTCTGTTCCCAAAATGAATAAATCAAATTCGGTCTGATCAACAAATTCCGTTACAAAGTTAATTGGCATACTCCGATATCCGTCTCTAATAATCTTTCTCGGTATAACCGTCTGGTTGCAGGTATAATGACCCCTGCAGGCGTTATCGATTTTTATTCCAAAACTTTCTATATCATAATCGACAGTTCCCGAAGCCCCTACATTATCTATAGTGATGGTTGCCTGATTCCAGGTGAATGGATTAGTAGTTTCCAAACCTACATTGGTTTTCACTACACTTCCTAAATCTTTGGCAATTATTCCACAAGTAGCCCTTAATATCTTTTCGGCCGTACCGAAACTGAAAGCCAAAGTATTTACTGCTCCACCCAAGAATTGGAAGGCATCCCCTTGATCCCGGTAGACTTCCAAGGTATAAGGGTTAATCGGGCAGTCTGCATGAAAATCAGTTTGTCGGGGTGTAAATGTCCACTTTTTGGCTGTGCCGGCAGTATAAGCTCCTACCCTTCTTAAATCGTCTAAATGTATAATACATTCCGCTTTGTCTACTACCATTTTTGCTCCTACGGAAATAACTGCATTGAAAGCATTCATGGCATTTAAGATTGCAGCACCTGCTGCCTCATCTCCGGGTAGAGTGGCAGTAGCCATAGTAAGAGTTTGAGCCGCTACTCCGGTAAGAAGATAATCTCCATCACTACTATCAGTCCCTGTAACGTGGATCGTATCTCCTACTATAAATCCAGCGGCAACGAAATCACCGGCAACAGTAGTTATGGTATCATCACCACCACCTCCGTCTACGAATGCAATGTCCGTTCTGCTCATATATCCCAGGGGAATAGTACATTCTGTCCAAACCCCGGCAACTAAAGCAGGTATATTAGCAAATTTAGGAGTGCCTGTACATCCGGCAATCTCACCTAGCATAAACTGTAAATCTCCAAGAGCACAATCCTTGTCACATTTGACCCATACTATTAAAGCAGTATCAAGATGCATATCAGTTGATGCTATCAGTTCGGTAGCTAAAGTCTCACCAGCTGCAACCCCAGCAGTAACGGTTAATTTAACTGCACTACTGCCTTTCTTTTTATCGGCTGAATCTATCCCTGAAATGACCCCGGCATTAACACCTTCTACCTGATCCCAGGCATCCTCGCAATCTTCTAAAGTTAATACGGTAGCATCGGCTGCTACTGGTCCGACAGGTACATTAATATTACTTCGTAAGATATGACCGATACTCGCAGGATGTACTTCCAAGACAACATCACCAGTAAAAGCCCGTTCACCCTGATAAGATACTGGCTCATCAGCTACTGCCCTTTGTGCGGCAGATAACACTTCTTCAATATTCGGTGTTAAGGATTCAGAAATAAACGGTAAAAAAACGTCATTATCCCCAACTCCATCTCTCGTTCCCCAAGTAACCTCTTTCTTAATTCCTATGTGTCCCCTTGCTCCAATTGGCATAATTAATCATCTCCTTTCTTTTTAGATTTTTTTCTTTTCTTAATTTTAATTTTTTCTTCTTTAATCTCATCAAAATATCCAGTTTCTATCATCATCTTTCCCATTTCTTCACTAACCTCTACTATTTTTTTGGGTTGATGGACTCCGAAACCTACAACCCAAAGTTCGGTATCTCGATTAAATTTTAATCTCATGGTCCCATCCTCTTTATATAATTAACTAAAGTAACTGAAAACCGAATCGGTTTTTCCCCTTTTGATCCAAGAAGAAATTTAGTTTTCCCCATCTCGCTTAAATAACAATACCCGCCTAAAGGTTCTAATGGAGGTTTCATGTCTGCCCTTAAAGCATTCCTCATTGTTTCGGTTAAAGACATAATTAGTTTCGCATTGGCCAATGTATCTGCAAACTCTACCATTATCACTATTCCGATGGTATATTGTTCATCATGGACAGCATATTGTGCTATGACTGGGAAGTTTTCATTTAATAAAAAATCTTCCCCTACTCCTACACAGGCCACAGGATAGGCACTATAACTCATTTGATCTCCAAAATAGACTCCCTTCAAAGTAACATCATTATTTACTATATCTATCACTTTGTCGATAACATCGGCTAAAGCCAATTTTACTTCACCCCCTAGAATACCTTCGTAAATCCTTTAAAATTATCCTTAATAAATTCGGTTAAACCTTTATGTAATATCATTTTTATCTCCATTTCTTTATCCTTTAAGGCAGGCTTCAAAAACGGATATGCTGCTTGATTATAAGTCCTTCCTAAACTATCGTCTCCTTTAAATCCAAATTCAATTCTTCGGGCATAAACTACGTTAGTACCTACCTGTGCATTTCTAGGAACTAACCGCGTGGCAATAGAAGCTCTCAATCTGCCGGTGTCGACATGGGGAGTCTGGTATATTTTGGCTGTCCGTTCCACTAGATAGCCAGCCTTCAGTAAAGCCTTATCGATTTTATTCTGGGCTTCCTTCCCTGCATGTCTAAATTTCTCGGCTAATGCCTTGCCTTCTTTTACTTCCATTTTAATTTCCATTATTTAATCTCCACCCCAATGTGACTTTGATATATCCATTTCTATATCAACATTACAAAATGGACAAATATCAATATATTTTCTTTTATAAGACATTTTGTGTCTTATAGAATCAAATCGAATATTATCATGACTTTCATAATAATCTTTCATTTGTTTACAACAAAATTCTACTTCATCAATAATTTTTATTCTCATTTTATCACCCACAATAAATAGCCACTACCTAAAAATATTGCAAATACTAAAACATGTATTGCTAATGTTGAGGGCTGATTTATACTATCCCAATTTTCAGATATCCCACAATATATACCCAGAATATTCATTAACACACTAGCCCCAAAAACAAATGCAACGATTAATCTTATTAAAAATATACTAATTGTCATTATCTTTTAACCTCTTTTCTACTTCTTCTCTGATTTCCTTGTTTGGTATATCTTCTAACTTCCAACCAAATTTCTTTATTTTATTAAGCCAGATATCAATTATTCTGATGTCCATTTAGGCCACCTCACATAAAAATATTTCATAGTAGTCAAGCCAATCGCTGGGTTTTCTCTTGACTAGATATTCATTACTTCCGTCAACAATTTTATCGCCGGTCTGTATGTCCTCGCTGCTCCAGCAAAACATTCTATGGGTTACATTAGTTTGGATATAACTACTCATAGCCAAAGAATCCTGTGGTTTCAATGAATAGATACAACACCTTAAATTTATCTTCTCATTAACCCAAGCCTCAACGCTATCTCCGGTTGCCGATGCTTTTCGTTTTAAGGTTATAGATTTATTGAAAAACTTTTCCATTTATTACACCGTCCAGTTAATATAAGAACTTAATTCCTTCCTGATATCATCAGTAATGTCGCCATCCTCAAAATAAGTTATAGAATGGGGACCCAAACTTTCCGATTTTACATTCCTGTCCTTATCATATATTTTCTTGATTACCCTTAAACAGCATTCCTCTACATCACTAGGAACAGTGGCATATCCTGCATAATAGGTTATCCTGATATTCTTATGCCCTTCCGAAAATCCCGATAAATAATAAATATTATCAATATCAACAAGATAATACTCACTGTCAATTTCTTCCTCGTTGATCCATAAACCCCTAAAATGACTGATAGTCACGTCATCATCATCTGTATCGGCTACAATGGTATCGTCAAAAGTCAAGACAAGAGCAGCTACTCCAGCAGTAGCTATAGTCAACAATCCGCTGTTCTCATCAGAATTTTGAACTAATACCTTATCTCCTGCCGTAAAGCCATCATCTACAAAGCTACCCCCATCATCACGAGTGACTTTTTTGGTGGCAGCATCCCAGACTAAATCATCAAGATTGACAGCCAAGACTGGATATTGCTTGAAATATAAGATTTCCTGTTCCTTGCCGTCATAACGTTCCTTGACATACAACCTTGCTAAAAATTTTCGATTCAAGGCATTCTCAATAGTCTTGGAGGCCTGATTGATTAACCCCTCAATATGATTATCCTCATCTCCGCCATCGGAAGTAAGGCCAAGTTCTTTATTCGCTTTGACTAATGTTGTTAAAGCATACGTATCTAATTGACTTACAAAATCGCCTGCCATTTAATCACCTTCCTTTTAATCTGCTCCATTCCATTCCTATTTCTATTACTCCCATGACATCATCTCCTTAAAAATTAATCCCAAAGAAGATCGCATTAGCTTCTTCTACCGCTACTCCTGACGAGCCCCCCAAACTAATAAAAGCATTAACATAAACGGCAAAACCTGTATCTACGCATTGCGTTTGATTTCCTGCTTTATACCATATACCCGTAGAAGTGCCAGGAGTATTTTCCACTTCGCCACCCTCATAATATATCCCAATATAATCACCTTCTACTACGTCTAAATTAACTGAAACAATATTATAATCTACTACTAAAGCCCCTACATCCTCAAAGTCGTGAGCAGTCAAAGTGTTTCCATCCGCTGAAAAAATAGCAATTATGCCTTTTGTAGCCGAAGCTCTCATATATACCTCAACAGTTGTAATAGTTCCTGTTCCATCTGCAGGAGTCAATTTATCAACTTGTGTATACCCAGTTGCGCCTGTTAATATATCGCCATTTATCGCTGGATTTCCGATAGTAATATCAACCGCCAAAACTATTAACTGAAATATACACAATGTAATAGCAAGTATTAATAATATTTTTTTCATATCTTCTCCTTATTGAAAATCTTTGGCTAATTGAGCATACCATTGCTTATCTGCGGTCTTATAAGTTAAAGCTAAAATATCTTCTGCACCTGCATCGGTTGTTAAAACTCCTAAAGTTCCACCTGACCACTTAACTAATTGTTGAACGGTTTGAGTATCTGTACCATCATCGCTTATGTTTACTGCTGTTCCAGCAATCGCCAATGCCTTTGTAGTTGCTACTTGAATATGATTCTCCGAAGTTCTGATAGCATAATAAATAGTATCTGCCACTAAAGGGGTTGGGATAACACCAGAAGTTTTAAATCTAATCCTTGCACCTGTAGGAATATCAACAGTTAAATCTATAATTTCTGTATCTATATGAACCTCTGCTTCAATAATGGTTGCATCTGATTGAGTTACAATTTCATCAAGTATTCTTGAACCAGTACCGTCTTGGGTAATGATTACTTGAGCATTTAATGCACCAGTAGGAGCAGTTATCGTAATAGTAGGATTATGTGCAGCGGTTAAGATTGCCTTATTGCTGTTTCCTAAATTCCAAGCTACGGCAGTTCCAGAAGTCAATACTTGTTCTGTAAAGTTAATACTGTGTGCTCCTGCTTGGAGTTGCCCACCTAAATCAGGGTCAGTATCTTCTTCTAAATTAGCCATTAAAGTTCCTGTGGTTGGTAAGGTTATAGCAGTAGCGGCGCTTGTGGTAATCGAAAGCGTATCAGCACCTACCATAGTGATAGTTTCACCTGCTATACTTAAAGTCCCTGGTATTACAAAGTCCCCATCTTCATCTACGCTAAACAATTGAGTCTTTGAGGCTTGTGTCCCTTTGGCCACCCCAAATACCTGTTGGTCAGCGGTAGGCGTAGCACCAACAATAATTTGATACATTGCGTCAGTTGTAGCAGTACAGCCAGTACCGGCAGTAAGGAACAGTAACTGGTTATCAACACCCTCGTCATATTGAACTAACCAATCATCATCAGTACCAAAGACTAAATCAAGGTCATCATTCACAATACCCCATACTATGTCATCTTCTGCACCCCTATTAACCAGTTCACTGGTCTTATTCGGGGAGAAATCACAATTTATTGTCTTGATTCTCGTATTAAAATCTCCGGTTAGATTTAATCCGTTTAATTGGAGATATTGAGTAATGGTAACTGTATCACCTGCTTCTTCACTTTCAGCCAATTCTCCCGTAGCAAGAGTTATCGTTCCTGCCGCAACCGAAACAATGGTATAAGTACCATCATTAGAAGTAGACCCTGTAACAACAATATCTTCTCCTTCTTCAAATCCAGCTACAAGGAATTGAGCAGCAGACTGGGTGATGGTATCTGCCCCTTCACCACCATCTACAAAGGCTATATCGGTTCCTATGAGGTCTCTGTCATCATAAGATTTACAATTAGCAAGGGTTATATCATAACAATCTTCAAGGTTTATTCCCCTGTAATAATTATTGTATGATATAAGTCCTGTAGCAATAACATTGTCACAATCTGCAAAGTGGAATCCACCCCTAGTGGCAGGAGAGGGACTATTGAGTGTTGCTACACAATTAGTAATAGTAGAATCTGCAAGGCCCAAAATATTAAATCCGTTAAGACCGTTCCCATCAGCGATACAATTATCAATAACAGCCCCCGATTGGTAATTTATAGTAATACCATGATCTGAATTATCCCAGGCTTTGATGTTACTATATGAATTATGTTGGTTAACTATTTGTTCGAGGGTGTTACTGCCCCTGTCGTTAAAACCACAACATCCATTATCCCAGCAATAGATATCTTGATAGGTATTATATTGACTTCTTCCTGCCGTATTAGTACTAGGATGGAATCCCTCATGGGCATTGTCATGCATATAGATATTTTTACATACGGCATTATTAACCTCAAAAAGACCTATACCATAATAACCACCATTTTTTGCCTCTACGTTTTCTATCAGCAAATAATTAACTGATTCGTGGGCAAATATGGGAGAAATGTATTCTGTATCATCTGTTTGAGCATCCCCGTCTATCGTCATATCTTTGATGGTAACGTAATCACAATCGTCAATACGAAAACCGTAGGCATCTGCAGTTATGACTATCGTTTTACCTATTCCCTCGCCGATAAAGCTAATTGATTTAGCAACCGATAATATATCATCCAGTTCATAATATCCTGCCCTTAAATAAATTGTATCTCCTGCACTTGCGGCATTATAAGCATCCTCAATACAATTACCAGCCCAGGGGTCAATATCCGTTCCTGTACCTGTGGCATAGTCTTGAGGATACACGGTATATTGTTGCTGATCTTCTCTATTTGCACCTAGTGGAATGACTGCAAAACCATTTATATCAAATAAACTTATTATTAGTAAAATTATTAAAATTATATTTAATTTTTTCATTATCCCTTCTCAATGGGGGTAGAAATAAATCCTACCCCCTCAATAGTTATTTATGATAGTAAATTGTTATATCTTCATTTTGTACAATAGTGGCACAATCTAAAGTATTATTAGTTGTATCTGCTTTACCAGCTATTTCGCCAAATACTGCTACACCGTCAACTGTCTTGTAATATATATCTGCTTCTGCACTAATAGCATTAGGGAGTCCAATTATATCGCCTATACCTACATCCCAAGTTCCACCAGTACTAGCTGCAACAATAGCAGTTATATTACAAAATGCTTTAGCTCCAGCGGTAGTACCATTAACTAGATTTATTTCTTCAGTTTGTCCAGTAGTTCCATCAGCTAAAGTTCCAGTTATGGTAATAGTTCCAGCAGCTTCACCGTCTCCAGTTGTAGTAATATTTCTTGCATAATCAGGCATTTTTATAATACTACCAATTTTATCCCCATCGCCCGTTGCATCTTTAATGATATATTCGTTATCAGTAGCATCAATATCCATCAAATGTAATTCATGATTGATAGAAGTACCCGCAGCATCGTCAACATAGCCTTGAGTGACTAATTTGTCGTTATCGCCTGCACCGGTAGAGATTGAAGCTATTGCAGATTCAACGCCAGCAATGGTAATTTTTAATTGATCATCAGTAGCCCAGCTTATCTTATTATCAGCATCCCTTCCGACATATAAAGCAGCGTTAATAATGCTTGTAATATCTGTATTTGCTCCACAAGCTGCAATGTCAGTACCGATTTCCAAATCTAAATCTTCTTTTACTTGTGCAAGTGTTCTTACCGCATAGGTATCGTCAGCAGTCAATTTAATAAAACTTGCAGATGCATAAACTAATGCAGAGATATTCGTTAATGCTGTATCTAATGGTTGATAAGTTCCTGATATATCTGGAACATCTCCTGCTTCCAATGCCGCCCAAGTCGGAGCTTGTCCTGCCGCACCTGTTCCTATCATTCTTAAAAATTTATTACTTGCTGCGGTATTCGGAGCCAGTCTGGTCAGTACATTTGAAGCACCGCCATAATATGTATCAAATTCAGCATCAGAACCTAATGTCATGGTTACACCACCAATTACAAAACCCGTAGATGCTGTACCAGATGTCACCGTTCCTACAGTTGTTATACTTGCACTACCAGCAATTGGTGAATAGATTGTGCTTATTGCAACACTATTAACGTAATAATCAAATCCACTTGGTACATTGATATCTCCAGTTAAATCTGAAGTAGGACCTAGATTAACAGCACTGAATGCTGCAAAAACATTTGTGCCTACACTCATGAATAAGAGTGAAAACACCATTAAAAATACAATTAATTTCTTCAATTTAAAATCACCTCATTTCTTTTATTTTAATTTTTCTCATCATTTCTTAATTCAATTAGAACAGTTATCTTATAGATATTGCCATCATAGAAGGTATTGCTATAGGTAAACATATCTTCGGCAATCTGCATTTCACCTACTAACTGCATGATACAATTTTTTAGTTTAATATTGCTTCCATTAATGTTATCAATTAAAAAAACAGTTAAATCTGTCTGTTTTTGTTCGGGTTCTTCTATTGCTTCTTCTTCGGTTTCTTGTAATGTAGTCGCTGGGACATTATATTTCATATCCCCATTCTGTCCGTTTCCATTCACGCCTAAAAAACATAACATCATAATCAATATCGCGATTATAGTTATATTTCTTGTTTTTTTCCCCCACTTAATCATTTTTCACCTCCTTTTAATTTCCTAAATATAAAATAGTGATATCCTGCCATGCACCGATAGGTGAAAAATCTATCGTGCCATAAGTAGCATTGATTTTAGCGGGTACATAGGTAGATGTCACATCAACAGCATTTATTTTTATTTTATAGACTTTATTGGCAGCGGATATCGTATCGATCAATCCCACCTTGTCACCAAAACCCACCTGTAAATTATCTCCAATTTCAAGGGTTGCGGGAATATTAATCTTGGTAACAGTATCAAAGGCTTTATTGCCCTGAACAGTCGCCCCCAGTGAAATGGTTATATCTTCCGTAGTAGATACTCCCCTCACCAAACCGGTGATAGTGACTATACCGCTTGAGGCTGCCAGATTAGTACAAGTGATGGTTATATTTCTAGGCTCATCGGGATTGGTAATTGCCGTTGTTATCTCTTGGACTCCACCAGTTCCTGCAATCGCCGCATGAATGCCATCAGTATCAGCCACTTTTATATCAAGTATAAGCATGCGTCTCCGTACTGTAACTGGTGCTCCTCCGGTAAGTGTTACATTAATCGCTTCCATTTCGGTTATGGTTACATTAATATTTTCTGCCATTATGTTATCTTCCTTGTTACTGCTATAATTTGGATCATTCCTGATAATACGGTTTCAATGTCATCTGCTGCCTTCTTAGCTTGAATATCATAGAAATAATTGCCAGGTACTATATCGGTATCTGTAGGTGTCAATAATATTTTTGTCTGGCCATTTGGAGCATCATAATGCACGGTAATATCCTTGCTTATCGTTGCAACTGTATCTGCATAATTCTTTTTTACTGTAAAATATATAGTCCACAAGCTAATATCAATTACCCCACCAAGACTATCCGTAAAAGTAAGAAGATATTCCCGCTTATTGCCTCTAAATATAGGATTCATATCTACTATATTAGCTAACATTTATTCACCCTCTTTGATTTCTTGTTAACTAAATCCAACCATGCCTTGCTTTCTTCTTCCCAATCTTCAATGATTGGTTTTATCTTTATTAAATTCTCCATAGATATATAGGCTCTTCCAAAATCATTAAGTTTAAAAGTCCTTAGCTTTATATCTACTTCGGTTTCATATAATTCATTAATTTCCTTATTAAATCCCCCTTCGTTTTCTATATCGTATGCTTTGCCTTCTTCTTTCAGTATCGGTTTGCCATCCTTGTCCTTTTTTACATACTTCATGACTATCTCTATTCTCTTTTGTTCTAATCTTTTCCCTTCACTTTCCAGCCAATGCATATCCCTTACAAGCCAATAAGTAGTATTAGATGGTATAGGTTCCTTATACATTCCCATAAGTCCCTGCAATATTGTCGATATTTGTTTCACCGTAACTTTTGTAATTATCATTTACTCTCCTTTTTTTAGTTAGGGGAGTAAGCTAAACAAACTCCCCCAACCTTTTTTAACTTAATTAGCTTCTATCCTGAAATACCCTGACATAATCGACAAGCATAGTTCCGACTCCAGTATTACCAGCATTAGTTTTTGACACATTAAAGTAAGGTTGTACACACCAGATCGGAGTAACCAATCCAACCATACTACCAGTCCCGACCAATACACCGTCAACATAAAACTTGACTGCTGCAATATTACTTGCATCAATTCTGTAGATGTGATAAACACCGGCTACTAAAACGATACCTGCACAGACATTATCATCATCATTGGTGGCATTATCGTCAGTTTCCCATAATAAAACAGTATTCGCGGTATGCTGAACCCTGAACCAAGCATTACAATCAACAGTATCAAGGTCAGCATTATGTGCCCCTGCAAGTCCCCATACTATTTCAGTCGTACCTGCTACTGCCTGAGTCGGTAATACAGAGATTGCCACTCTTGCCTCGAAGATAAGCCCTTGATTCAGACTTAATGATTCCTGGTCATTCCAATCTAAACATGCAATATCCGCAGAAGCCGCAGCGGTTATAGCTAATGAAACAATCCCATTTATTCCGTCTGTTACCTTTGCTACCACACCATTTCCTAAAATTAATGTAGACCACGGACATCCTGATTCTACTGTTCCCGTTGCTGGAATAACTACATCCCCTCCCAAGAAGTCATCATAGAATACTATTGGGAACATAGGCACTAAAGACTCTGCATTGGTATTATCACTTACCATTGGAAATCCGGTTTGAAACCAATTATAATTACCTCTACCTCTACTCATAATAATCATCTCCTTTCGCTTCCATTAAGGAAGCAACCCTTTTAAGGTCAAAAGGTTATTTTTTTATTATTTTGTTTTTAGGGGCATCCCTCAACATCTTGTCTTGGGATGCCTTTTTTACTTGTTTGGCCTTTATTGGCTTTTCCTTTTCGCAGAAATCGGCGATATTTTCTCGGATCAAGGCTTTCCCGGTATTATCTGCTACCTCAATAATCTCGCCCCTTTGATAACCTCGCCAGTCTACAAAAAGTTTAACGTACAAAGACATAGGACAAACTCCTTTTATTTATTTTTAATCAATAGCCGTTTGTAAAATATCTTGCGGATATCTTGGCTCACTTAGGATTGCAATAACACAACCTATCTGTGCAGCAGCAGCAGTTGTATCTACTATATCTAAAGCACAGTGGTCAAAATTAGCACCTGCAGCAGCCACAACAGCGGCATCCACCTCGATTATAGCCATTCCACCCACCACAGAGGCAATCGTCGGAAATCCGGCGACGGTTGCATTAGTTAATGTAGTTGGCACATCCGAACCTACACCGGGAACAGCAGCGGCTGCCTGAGTTCTATATTTGAATGTTATTGGGGTTGCACAAACTAAATTGGAAACTCCAGCGAATACCCTTACTGTTTGAACAGCGATAGAGGTAGCCCCCGTTATAATTATAAAGGTGCATTTCTTGTAATTCTCCATGTGAACTATATCAGTAACTACTCCAGCACCAGTAGCAAAAGCATCCGCAACCGGTATTAAAACATTGACTACTTTGTTTCTCTCACTCCATGTATACATTTATATCATCTCCTTTCGATAATATTTTATTTATTTATTTTATGGTCTGCCTGCTAATGCAACGTAAGGGCTTCTGGTAGTAACTGCGTCTGCGGCTAATACGCCAGCATTCCATATTGGCTGACCGTCTATGCGTAATACAAACCTGAATACCTGTTCGTCAGTCATAAAGGCTACATGAATAGAACTTGCAGACTGTATCCCACCGGCTCTTTCAACAAGGATATACTGACTCATATCGGCAAAGATTATATCTCCGACAGCACCAAGTGCAGGGCATTGCTCGATAGGTTGAATCGGTCTACCGAATAAAGTTCCATGAGGAGCATTGACAAATCCGCCAGCAGGTAAATATACCGGCAGTCCGCCTAATCCTGCAGGAACGAACATCCGCATTAATTGGGGTTCTACATCCTGATTGATATACCATTTGGCATTGGTTCTATTTTTGGCAGGCATCAAATTCCACATACCCATTACATTTTCCGCTACAACGGTAGTAATAGGCTGTAAAGGTTCTGCGGCTTGCTGCACTAATCCACCGCCAAGTAAGATACCTAGAGGCATTCCTGCTCCGGTTCCGTTGATTATGGCATCGTCAATTCTCCATCCAAATTCGTCTGCAAATAATTTCGACACAATAGCCTCTAATGCAGTAGCATCTTCCAATAATTCATCGGTAGCATAGTATGCGCCGATATGCTTATTGAGTTTCAAATCTATTTGTCTGAGGCTTGGTCTGGATGCTACTTTAGTTCCGGCTTCACATAACCAGTAAGTGCATAATGCACCACTTCTGACTCCGGTAACTCTGGAAACTTCATTAATGGCATTTATGATTAATCTGTTGCTGGAAATAGGAACTTTCCAACAATCTCTGGTTACGATACCAGTTTCATAAGTCTGTGTTAATAATTGCTTTGAAAACTCCGGTGCAACTAAGAATCCGCCCTGTGCTCCAACACCTTCATTCATTCCCAGTTGTTTCTCTTGTTTATCAAAAACCTCATAAACCAATCTTGGATCTTTAATGTGTCTAGTCTCTACTCTTGCTACAGCCTGTAATTGCTCACCAAAAGATTTCCATGTTGGTTCGGGGTTATTTTTATCCCCGTCATCACTGACAGGTCTATCATTCGGATTAATTTTCACTAGTTCTTTTAGTTTTTCATCAATTGTCGTTTTAATCATCGCTACTAATTCATCGGGTGTAAGTTTCATTTTAAAATCACTTCCTTTCGTTTTTTTTGTCGATTCTACCTACCACAAAATCAAACTTGCTATCTATCATGTCTTTAATAATTGCTTCGTCTACTTCAAATGTATCTTCGTCTTTTTCTTCGACTATCGGTGGATCGTCTACTGTATCAGTTCCTAAATCTATTACTATATTGTCCTCTATAACTTCTTTGGTATCCTCAATCTCCAAGCTATCTTCTACTATGGGTTCGGCAGAATCCAGTACATTTTGAATTTTATTCTGGGCATCCTTTAAGTCCTGTTTATTCCTTTTATTCAAGACTGCCCCAGCTTTCAATTCGAGTTCTTTATTTTCTTTTTCTAATTTATCGACCTTCTCTTTTAATTCTTTGTTTTCTTTAATAACCTCACTTACATTTAAAGCTAGAATCATATCTTCTAAACTTTTTATTAAAGCATCATATTCTTTGTTATCTTTTCCCTTAATAACCTCATCAGCATCAGAGCCTTCACCCTTCTCTTCTTTTTCCTCTGTAAGAAAAGGCTCATCTAAATCAATATCTTCATATTCTTTGTTATGGTCCTTAACCCATTGTCTTGCAGACTCCAATGTCCACCCTTTAGACTTGTCAAATATGAATTTCTGTGTTTTAGTCGAACCTTGCGGATCGGATTTGAGCTTTCCGATTACTGCTTTGATTCCTTTCTTGGCATCTATGTCAATCGTTCTGAATGAATCCTTTACAAAATCCCCTGCTGACCTTACCGGGATGTGTATAAATGCTTCGGTTTCTTCGGGCTTGAGAACTATTTCTTTTTCTAATTCTTTGTTAATTACATAACTATTTTCTTCTGTTAAATAACCACTCTTTTCATCAGTCACATAACCGCCTTCTTTTATCTCTTCATCTAATTCAAATAATTCATCAGATTGCTTTTCTTCCTCTATTGCCTTTTCATCTATCTTTTCATTAATAATTTCATCCTCTATCTCAATAAATCCAGCTTCCTTCAATGTATCAATATTGATACCTTTAGCCATCATGTTAGTTAAGGCCTCTGGATTAGAAGGAACAGTACAACCCGAATATTCCAATAATTCAGAAGTTTTTATTCGTTTGCCTCTCCTGATATGATCTTCTTCATCTTTTCCTTTTTCATCTTCAATATCCTCAGTTTTCATAGGTATAAATCCGATACTCCAGGCTCGCATAAATTTATCCTTGTAGAGTCTATAAACTGTGTCAGCAAGCGGATAGACACCTTCATCCGGAAATACCACATCCGAAGTAATACCATTATCAGTTTTCTTTATATTTTCAGCTCTCGCAATAGGTAATCCCCTATAATCATGGGCCATAAGCACCACAGGATTTTTCCTATAATTAGTCAAACTTATTCCTTTTGGCTCGACTATATCGCCATCCCTATCCACAGTATTAGTGGTAATGGTAACGTTTAAAACACGTCTACCCTTGTCCTCAACTACCTTTGTCTCTGCCTCATAAGTCTTTATCATTATTTCTTCTGGCATTAATTTATTCACCTCACTTTCTTTATTATTTATTTATTAATCTTGGGTCTGCTTTTGGTAAGGGTCTGATTTTGTATTTAGTACCGATACAGTAATCACCAAAAAAACGACCTTTATGATCTTTGTATTCTTCACTAATATAATTTTGTTCTTTAAAGTTGCATCTATTAGATTTTGTACAATGTTGTGTATTAAAATACATTGGTTTAAAATCCTCACAATCTTGACCGGGTTTTGTTTTTTCTGTTTCTTTCACTTTAAAAGCCATCTTTCTCTCCTTTCATATATAAAAAAAGAGCCATCAAGAAGTCTGTTTCAACTTCTTAAAATGGCTCTCTAGGAACTCTTGGGTTATTCGGTTTTAGTTAAATGTTTACTCTATATCATATATATTCTAATATTCTCTTTATACATTCATCGGGGTTCTTATTTATTTCTTTTTCCCATAAATGTAAAACTTTATAGCCTTCTTCTTCTAAAAATAATGTTTGCCTTTTATCTCTTTCCTTTACTTTAGGTAAATTGTGCCAATAGTCTCCATCAACTTCTATAATTAAATTAGGTTTAATAAAAAAGTCTGCTACCCCTAATTGATATTTAAATTGACATATAAATGATATTTTATTTTCTATTAAATAATTAGCTAATTTCTTTTCAATATTACTCGGATTATTTCGATGAGATGTTGTATAACAGCCCAAACATCTTCGGGAACAGAAATGACGTTCATACATTTTAATTTTTGCTGGTTTTTCTCTATATGTCTTTCCACAATAATCACAGGTAATATCTGATTTATTATATAATGGATGTTCCTCTCCTGTTATTCTTCTTTTGCTTTCATTTAAACATTCCTGACTGCAATATTTAGAACTTTCATATCTACTTAATATTATAGGATATATATTTCCACAAATAATACATTCCTTAGTTAAATTTGTTTTATTCCAGGGTTTAGGCATTAAGCCTTTTGTATTCTTATTCCAAGGAATATTACCTTTTTTTACTCCACTATTACTTAATTGAGGATAATCTTCTTTTGTTTTACCTTCACACCAAGTCTTATGACCTTTTTTAAATCTACCATCATTTATTTTTATCATTATTATTTATCCAAGACAGGCAAAATTACACATCTACATTGAACGTGATTTGGAGGTGCGTCTACCCCACTACTAAAATTTTCATCTAATCCAACAATCTCTTTATGCATAGCTGAACATTCCTCGCAAGTTCGTTCATCAAGGGCACAATACCATTCCTTTTTTTTAACTACTTCACTTTGCCTATAAGCCTCTATTGCTCCTTTATTACTTGCAGATAAAATTTCAGTTCTTGCTATCCTTGTAGCCCTGAATCCCTTGGCATCCTCGTAGACCGCCTTGACCCTGCTGGCAAGTTTGGGTATGCTTTCCCCTGATTCAATCCCTTCAATTAAAGTCTTTCTTAATAAATCTTTGGTAGTGTCGGCTATGCCTTTAATAGAATTACCGCACCGCTTTTTAATCCATGCTACTACTTTGGGATTGGTTACATCGAAGCTACCCTCTACCCCCAACTCTATAAAACTTTCAGTGCCATTCAACCTTAATGTCTCGGTAATTCTGGGCAAGACAAATTCTATAAACTTGGCAATTTCTCTTTCATCGTGGGTGATCCGTAGTACATCGTCAACATCTTTTTCAACGATTGACTTGCCTTTCCGTAAAGCCCTTAAAGCCTCTATCTCCTGTTCCTGAAATAATTTGGTTATTCCCCTTCTAAACTCATTCTCCAAAGGGGTAACTCGCCTGATAAATGCTTTCCAGTAATTCTCTTTATATTCCTCTGTTATTTTTTTTTTATGTACTTCCCTTAAATCTTCCGTAAATTCTGCCATTTTTTCAGGTGATAGTTCTACAGTTGGTTTTTTATCACCGGATAATGGCATAACATTAAAAGGCACAAGCGGGACTTTTCCCCATTCTGCCTCATCCATTCCATCTTCAACCCTAGCCTCATTAGGTGATATTACCCAATTCTTTAAATTGCTTTCCCTTTTCTTTAATAGAAATTCCTCATCTTCGGGAATGGGATTATCAAACTCGCAATGCAGGCCATCCTCTTTATATAGCGGAATCAGGAAAGTATTGAAAATCTCGGAAATCCTAATTAATCGCGGTAAGATACATTCCCGGTTCCAGGCTGTATCAAGCGCCTGCATGTTGGCCAAGTTAGTATTCTCAGGATGGGATAGCTTTTGAGGCGGGGTATGATAGGCACTGGCCAACTGCCTCATGGTCCATTCGGCAAGCAGCATAAACTCCATGTCCTTGTTGGATATGCCGATATTCTTATATTTCAATCCACCGGTTAACACCCCGGTCTTATGTGCTTTGGCAGCACCGCCGTAAGTCTCTTCAAATAATGCCAATATCTTGTTGGCCTGATCCGGCTTTATAGTCAAATCAGATTCCAATACTCCCTTCAGATGTGCCCCATTCTTGAATACGTTCAACTGGTAAATCATATTATACTTATCGGTATCATAAGCATAGGCTTTTCTTTGGACCGGGCTTGCGCCTCTGTATGGATCGGAAGGATTAGAATAATGAAAAAATAAAATATCTTCGCGGGGATAGATAATCTCATGCATCCCTTCCCGGTATTTATAGCTCTCAATCATTCCCTTGCTTACTTTTGGAGTCATCTTTTCGGGACTCCTGAAGTAAAATTCTCTCGGTATGCCCAGCCTGTCTTTCAGCATTAATATATAGCATTCCCCGGTCAAGTCTTGATAAATTGAAATAAATTCTTTGCCCATAAATTGGGTGGTGTCGGGATTGAAATGCTTTAATAGGTCATAGAAGGGGTGTTCCTCGATTAGCTCGTCATCTTTGTTGTAAAGCCTTAAAGGGATTGAAGCGATCCTTTCGGCAATTAATGAGATGCAGTCCCCGGTCCATCCTGAATATGCCTTAATCTGCTCTGAAGTATTGCGGTAAGTATTATCACTATAAGAATTGGACTCACTGCCAGGCCAGTAACGAGGGTCGTTGATTCTTGAGGTTTCACTTGACTTAAATAAATTAATGTCAATATTGAATCTTCTCTTGGCAAATTGTATATCTAGTTTTATAATATCACCCCCTTATTCATTCTCAACATATAATCTTCTTCACTATTTCCCCAATATCCCATCGTAAACATTCCATTAATTATGTTTTCATTAGGCAATAATAATCCAGTTTTATCATAAATTCTTGACCTAATGTTAAAATATGCCCATTTCTTTCCTTCTTTGCTATGTATCCTATCATGACATTTTTCACACAATGTTATTCCATTATTTATATCCCATAACAATTTACATTTTATAGCTGCCTGAAAATCTATTATTTCAAAATATTGTATTATTTTAGAAAAAGATATTATATGATGAGAATTAAGATTGTGTCCTTTATTATTTCCACATATTTGGCAAGTATAATTATCTCTTTTATACACTTTTCTTCTCCACTCATCATATTTTCTATAACTTCTAATTTTAATCATTAATGGAGTTATCCCACCTTTCCAATTATGATTATTTAAACCTGCTACTTGAGGAAATTTATTATTTTTATTCCAAGGGTTCCCCCCATTTTCGTAAAATCTTTTCTGACCCTCAAGAAATTTTTGAACATTTTTCATTACCCTAATATCATTATCTCTTCTTAAACCTTTATTCCAAGGAATATGACCTTTTCTAAACACTTGGGAATTCCTACCCATTTTTTCTAATGTTTCTTTAGAATATACTCCTATTTTCCCTTTATTCCAGGGGATATGACCTTTATTTGTTTCAGATAAAGAACGAATGGGAATATTATATTTTTTGAGCCAATATAATATCGTTTTGGAGTTTACTCTTGATAATTTTCCAATCTTTACTGTCGATAATTTATCTACAATATATTTTTGGTATAACCATTCTTTATTCCTATACAATTTTCCCAATATTTAATTCTCCTTTCAAAATAAAAAAAGCCAAAAACAAAATCGGTCAAGATTTCATTCTTGGCTTTCTGGAAGCTCACAAATTATATATTCACATTCAGTTTATTACCTTATCACACTTTTTATTATATGTCAAGAATTATTTTCAATTATTTTTAAACAGTGTTGCCGGTATAGCCCGCACTCTGCATTTGGCTATCTCGATATATTCCTTCTCGTTATCAATCATCTGCCCTCCCGCTTGAAACAAAGAAACCAGGCTGAACCATCATATAATAAGCCGTATACATTACCATGCGAATACAATCCATTGCATGATCCATTCCCTTCTCCGGCTCTTCTACAATATTGCCTTCCCTGTCTTTCATTCTCTGATAGCTTTCAATCTCAGCTTTAACCTTTACACTTCTTTTGGTTATCTTAATTCTAAATTGCTGTACATAGTCAATCCCTGCCTTGACTGATCCTTTGCCCTTATTGCAGGGCTGGATATAGGGGAAGCCATTTTCCTCATAGGCTATTTCTAATTTGCCGGTTTCTTTATTGATTCTTTCTTCTTTGTAATACCAAGTTTCCAATTCTTTTATTTTTTCCGGTGCTTCGCTGTCGGCTATTATTGTAAGATTATTCAATTTCTTCCCATTCATATCTTTAGCCAACTCCGGTATAGTCTGCCGGGTCTTATAAGATAACTCATCTACATAAATTATCTTTTCTTCCATATCTACTACGGTTTTTAATAGGCATTGTGGATTGATATACCCAAAATCAAGCCCCAAGGTCGGCTCATCATCCGGGAACTCATTATCTTCTATTAATTCCCAGTTAGTATAGATAGCATTCTCCAACATGCCATATTGGCCTAAGGTAAATACAGTTCTCATATTGCCGGTATAGCCTTCCAATAATTTCTTGTAGGCCAAATCTTCCTTGATATAAATATTGTCTTTGTAGGTAGTGGTTAGTATAGTAATATCTTCTTTTTCTTCTTCGGTCAGGCCAGAGAAAAAACGTTTATAAGTCCAGTTGCTTTTCAGGATAGGATTGTAGGTTAATATAATCTGCATGTAAGTATGGAATATTCCTCGCAGTCTCCGGTCTAATTCCTCAAAATCCTTCAAGTATAATTCGGTGGCTTCTTCTATCCATATCCCAGTTATACGTTCAATCGATTTTAATTTTTCCTCTTTATCTAATCCTTTAAATAATATCTCATTCCCATTGCTTCTAAAGGTGATAGTCATGCTGGCTTCATTAATCTTAAATTCATCCCATAGATCCCATTTAAGAATATAATCTTTAAATAACTGAAATACTGATGTCCTGATAGTATCCTTGACTTTCCTGATAATTAAAAAACGATGGCGTTCTTCAGTCATTATTCTATGCAGTATCTTCTGACAGACAAAATGTGATTTACCTGCCCCGGCTCCACCCTTTAAGATCAGATATCTTTTCTGATTATAGAGCAATGGAATATATACAGGATTTAGAACATTTTCAAATTGACTTAAATCAATTACAGTTTCTTGCATTCTTCCTCTTCATCTTTCTTCTTGCCTATAATAATAAC